TTTTCCCGGTGAAGCAGTAATGTTAAGTGATGCGTCCGTCATTGGCAAGCTCCTTGACGATACTACAGGTTTACCCTGGAGTCCCGAAAAGGCACTTACCGCGTTTGGTGGTTCACCCGACCTATATCAGCGGCTAGTAGCTGAGCCCATACGTGACGCGATGAAGAACCTCGAGCACCCACTTGATAGTGAGTTCTCTGTTTGGTATATCATTCGCGACATAAAGGACCTCAGCAAACTAGCGCGCGGATTCATCAAGAATGCACTTCGAATAAAATCGATTATGCATTCCTCTGGTGTACTACGCAGCCTGTTCGGCGCGAGGAGTATGAAGGAGTTCGCTTCTTCACACCTTGCGGTGCAATATGGCTTGTTACCTACAATCGCAGATATACGGCAAACCGTAGAACTGTGTTTGGAATGGTACAATGTATGGGTGACCAAGTCACATAAACTAGGAGCCGTGCGTACGTACAATGGGAAGTTAAAAACCCTTGTACCGGCACAGCCTGAGTTTACGCAGAGACTACGATTCCTTGCCTATGGAGACAAGTATCATTATGTCAATGCGAGAGTGACCCCTGGCCCAGTCATATCGAGTCAGACAGTGAAATATTATTTCATTTGTCCTGAGCTCACGAGTTTTATGACGGTGTTTACACACCTCATAGATCTCAGCGGGGTATTTGACCCTGCTGCGTTCTGGGATTCTCTCCCATTCTCGTTCGTCATCGATTGGTGGATAGACATAAGCCGCTTCCTAACAAGGAAGAAGCCGCGTCTGTTTCCAATCGACATGATCGTCTGCGATTGGGGCGAAGGCCTCAGTCGTAAGACGGACGTTAGGCTGGACTTGGAATACTTGGGAAGTAGTTGGTCAACGATCAACGAACACCCGATTCCTACAGAGCTTTTATGCTCGGTAAGTCTCAGACAAAGGGCCAGGAAACGTCAGTTTCCGATCCCTATGCACATACAACCTATGGACGTTATCGGTAAGGGTCTCACTGTGAGGCGCATCATAAATGGTGCTGCACTCGTGGTGGGTCTCACGGTACGTCCACAGTACGGACACGCCACGAACTATCGAAACCGCCCTAGCGCAAAGCGCGTTAAGGACATTCGGCGTAGACAGTTCAGGCGAGGTCGTGGTGAACTATAATGGTTCACTGCTACCGGGCTTATCGCTCACCATGTTGGTGAGAAATAGGTCTTCGTTAGTTAACAAATAGAAAACTAGAAAGACATCTCCAAGCGTTATGCTGAAAGATCCCTTGGTCGTAACCATGCTCACCGGTAGTCTGACTACTCGGTACGCAACTGTCGCGGAGGCCCTTGGGTCCATTACGGATCCCGATGACCTTCTCGAGTTGCATACCTTGGACATCAGTCTAGGGGCGAGCACCCGGCGGGCTGAAATGGCTGATGGCACGAAAGTGCAATTGACCATTAAGCATTCTCAATCAAATGAGAACAAACCCGTCGAGACGGTCAGGACATTGGTTCGCTTCGATTTCACGAAGCTGAATCCGGTGTCCCTTAAGCCCGTTACTCTGTCAACCTACGCGGTTATTGCCCTCCCACAGGACAATACCTTTACTGCCGTGGATGCGGAAAGATACGCGGAGTCGATGTCGCTGTTTCTCCTCCAAGGAGGATTTAACAGTGAGGCATCGGCTGCGCCGTTCTTCGATCCGCAGACCGGCAAGACGCTCGTTCGCCTCCTTGGCGGCGAGGCGTAAGTTGATGTGGTTGCCCTCCTAATACTGGAGGGCGGCGACCTGTTACTGTTCGATCAGCGTAACACTTGCTAGGAGTACACACCATATATATGGAATACACTAATAGCCTGGGGGTTTATACCCAGATACTTGAGCGATTGGTAACAGACGTAGCAGTAGAGTTTGTTGCACATGACTCAGTCGTACACATTCCTTGTCTTATGAAAATAAGACGCAGGATGGATCGGGAGGGCTTTTCGTTTCTGACGAAAACCCTTCCACTCTTTGGAAAAGCCTTTGACAAGGCACTCCAAGGAGACACCGCGTTCACTCCGGAGGGCTGGAAATCAGCCCCTGGTCGTTCAACTCCACAGTTTCTGTGGTGGTTGACTGAACGTGTGTTTGACGATCGTGGGTACGTACGCAGTGATGCGTGCGTTAACTCTATTCGACACGTTAGGCAGATCACACAACTTGTTTACAAGTTGGAGCTCCCATCCGATGAAGACAATAATCAAAAGGTTATTGACTCATTCGTTGCGGTCCAAGCTGAGCTTAAAAAGCTTGTCCTGGACCCACGTGATGCAGTTATTAGGCGTGCTCGTGGAATTATTACGAGCATTCTTGCAGGTCTATCTCCGAGGGAAATAATTCCCTCGCATGGACCTGGAGCAGTTGCTACAGGCGAACGGGGAGGTGAGAAAACTCACTTTTCCCGAATCTATGCGGACCTGGAACGGATGTACCCCTTCACGGAGTACATGCACGTTTCGTGTTCGCATACGTGCGACCGATTGCAATCGCTCGAGGAACTCGAGGTCTTGGAAACTGGAACAGCGAAAGTTGTTCTGGTTCCGAAGGACTCCCGAGGACCCCGCCTGATATCCTGTGAACCACTTGAAAAACAGTGGATTCAGCAGGGACAGCGCAAGGCGCTGTACAGTCATATCGAAAGCCACTTCTGGACACAAGGTCGGATTAATTTCTCCGATCAAAATGTGAACAGACACTTGGCCTTGGCGTCATCAAGACACCAGAGGTTAGTAACCTTAGATATGAAGGAGGCATCCGATCGTGTATCCCTAAAACTGGTGAGAGAACTCTTCTGCGGAACCGAATGGTTATCCGCGTTAGAGGCCTCCCGGTCCGGGTACACGACTCTGCCTGACGGCACTGTAATCGAACTAGAATCATTCGCACCAATGGGATCAGCAGTATGCTTTCCCGTTGAGGCGTTGGTGTTCTGGTCGTTAGCAGTGGCTAGTCTGATTGTACACAAACAAGTGCGTCGGCGGGATGCCGGCGCGTCAATATATGTGTACGGCGATGACATCATATGTAGGCGCGAAGACTATGCGCTTATAATGCAGACCTTGGAACGATATGGACTACTGTTCAATCGTGCCAAATGCTGCGTCTCAGGGTTCTTTAGAGAATCCTGCGGGTGCGAAGCCTATAACGGTTTCGACGTCACACCCATCCGTTTACGGAAGACATGGAGTCATCGTGCATCATGGGATGCTACTCAACTCCAATCGTACGTAGAGTTTTCGAACTCTATGTATAATCGGGGTTACCGCCGAGTTGCATCGTATGTGGAGGATATGGTAAGGTCCTGTTATAAGGACCCCATACCGTATCTTGCATATCGGGATGAAACGGAGTGGGTAGCAATCTTCTCGCCTTATCAGGTGAGAGGGAACTGCTACTTTAACTTCGTGTGGAAACCTGTGTCTACCAAAGACAAAAGGGTCCCTCCCGGCCGAGTAATCGGTTTCGATCGCCCGGACGTTGACCTAACCCTAGAGAACTCCATACTCGGGGTAAAACGGCGTTATAACCGTTATACCCATGTGAATGAAGTGCAAGGGTACGCCATCGTTCCACGCCATGAGGCGTTTGAAGAGGATGGTTGGGAAGCGTTGCTCCGTACGTTAACGTGCGGTTCAACGGGGTCCAAGAGTGGTATATACGCGGTCGCGCGCCGCAGTCGCATAAAGCGCCAGTGGGGCGAGG